ATCGTCAGGGTATAATACCCCAAACCTAACTCGGCAACAGTTGTAACGGCGACCGTGGGCGTGGCGTTTGAACTCATAACCTCCCAATCAGTAGTAGCAGTTAATCCTGTCATGGGGTCGCCGCTTCCTACTTTTTCGCACAATACTGTAACCGTCCCGCCAGTTGCATAGGCGGTCGTTACCCGGAACTTTAGCCCGACCGGGACATAATTGATAAGGTCGGAAAATCTCCAGTTGCCCGGTGAAACGATAACCACGTTTTTAAATTCTTCCGGGTCGTCAAAGAAGATATACAATTTGAATGATTGTAACTTATCTTCCGGCGGTAACCCGGCCACGGTAGCGATAGAGCACCTGAAGCCTTTCAGATTTCCGTCCGCCTTACGCGTTGCCCAAAAAGAATTGCCCTGAAAGAACGGGAATATCTCATATTCCTGCCCGTCGTGTGCGTGCAGCCAAAGGTAATCCTCCAGACCGCATTTTAGACTCACCACAGCCGAAGGCACCGGGTCTGAACCTTTGAACTTATGACCGAGCGAAGAGGTTAAAATCTCCATTTCGTCTGTCGTGTTCTCGAAGTTCAGGATGTTAAAAGGCAGGGCGCTGCGTACTGACGAATCGTCGTCAGCTATTGCAGTATGCCAGCTCGAAGAGGCGATGATCGTGGCATCAGTCCAGGTACTACCTTTTGTCTGGACAGCGATCCCGCTCGTTTTTTTCAATAGACTTTTGCAGGTTCCAAAACCGGCAAAGTATGCGTTTTTACAGCTCATTATTTCTTGTTTTTAATTGTTAACTTGGTTCAAAAATTTTAACTTTAAGGTTTTCAATTTCCACGCCGTCCAGAAAATCAGCGAACATATTGTTCTTCATCCCGTAAGCGTCGCCAGTACCCCATAGCAGCCTGTCAGTTCTTTTATACGTTGACAGCTCCGAAGTGAGGCTGTTGCAACGGCGAAAAGAATAAAAAAACAGATCGATCAATGGGTATATGATAACTTTAAGGGTGTAAGTATAACGATCGGCGGCCTTGTACTCCTGTTTCGAATCGGTCACAAAGGCCATATTCAGCTCCGCGTCCCTGACAAATCCATCTTCGGAGAAGTTTTCCGGGATGTCCAGAAACAGCATTATCAAAGGGAATTGCTCTTTGTTAACGGTCGGCTTTTGCGTCCACTCGATCAGGGTATTTTTTATCTCCTCACGGTGACCGTAAATGTAATTTATCAGTGGTACAAAAGAACCTGTCATGGTCGCGGGGGGTGTTGGCGGTACTATCGCTTCGCCGGTTACCGTGATAGTAGCACCCGATATAGTTGCGATAGTATGCACGCCCGAAGCGGTGAAGTTCACCCCGGTCATCTTCACCTTCATCCCTACAAATAGTAGTTCGGGATGTTGCAACCCCGATAAGGTATAAGGCGAAGCCGAACCCGTCAGGGTGAACGTCTGTGTTGGCTTCATGGCTGTTATCAAATTGCCGATATGGTCGACCAGTGGCGTCATCCTATAAATAAATTTACAGGGTGAAACTCATTGAAAATCCATTCAGGGTAGTCGGTACTATACTTATTGAGAAAATTATACAACGACGCTGCATAAACATCCTGCCCGGCATAGCCCGCCAAAGCCCTCAATTTGTAACCAGCTTCGGACATCAGTACCGTCGGCGAAACGCTGACCGTACCTTCGGACGTGGCAGCAACCGCCCCCACGCCCTGAAAGGTAACAGCCTTGTTTTTAATGTACTGGATATAGGCGTAATAAGACAATATAGATACCTTTTCCGTATTCTGCAACCCGTTCCACTTGACAGTATATATCCCCTCCGTGTATTCTTTTCCCACTACTATGTCCTTGATCCGTTGCGGTGAGGTGCTAACATCGTAAGCGATCACCAATTTAGCCAGATCATAACCTAATAACTGGATCAGTATATCACGTTCATAACGGGAAATATGATCTACTATGGTATTGTAAGTTCCTTGCGGAAGCATACAATCCGGGGTTGCGAAATACGTTGCATCTGTAAGGCTCATTTTTTAGGCTCCTTTTCCTTTTTCAATTCCTCACCCCAGCCTTTCGCTATGAAATGCCTTGCGATATTGTCCTCAAAGTCTACCACGTCGCCGATCTTATTGCCGGAAAATGTGATCTTTAATTTCAGCTTTTTCATTGCGTGTAAACTTTAAATTCGATCTCATCAACCTTTATCCCTGTCCCGACCGAGTCGTCACCCGACAGGATCAGTCTTACCCTGTAATATCGGTAACTAAAGTCAAACGGGGTATGGCTGTGAGCGGCAGTAACGGAATCCGCGCCAAATGTATACGCGGCCTCCGAAACATACGGATCACTTACAAGTATATCCACCGTATTATTAGCTGTCACCGCAGAAGATGCGGAAGCAGCCACGATCTCGACATAAGTAGCATCGTCACTAAATTCCTTGCCAAACAGTGAGGTGCTTACCGTTGTATCAGCTCCCGCAATCACGTCAAACCTGATCTTGACGGCTAACTTGGTAACGTATTCGGGCGACTGATATACGAAAACGTAATCAATCGTATCCTGATTCGTTGCTTTCAGCGTATCGGCTGACGATCCGGTATACTTGGCATAGTATTGCCCGTTGGTCATGTAAGTAGTTACAGTCCTTTCCTGGGCTTTCAGAGGTTCGTTGCAGGCAAAAGCCACTACAATTAACGATAATATGAGAATGATCTTTTTCATTTTTCTGTCCTCCTTATGCTTCTACTGTTGTTATAGCCTTGATGTCATTAGTGATATCAGCGGATTTCAGGAAAGCGTCTACTTCCGCATTGCGGATCAATAGCGATGCTTCCATGTTTGCCAGAATGGTAAGGATTCTCTTGCCAAAGTCACCAGAAGAATCATAACCGACTTCGATCTCCACGTTTCCGGTTGAATACAAACGGGCTTTTGTAGCGTCACCCAGGACAAGCGTATTGGCCGTCACTGAATTGGCTTCGATGATCTTCATCCCCGATACCGTCAAGGGGCCGTTAGCCGAAGGGATCACAAACGGAGGCATGGTATATACCCCGTTAGCGTCTTTATTAAGTTTCATCCTCAAAGCATCGTAAGGGTTGATCCAGGCTGTGTTAACGACATATTTCGTTGACTTCATGATCTGGGCTGCCATTGCTACGATAAGGTCGTACATATTGGCAAACGTAGGGGCGTACCCGTTGGCTGCGATATAAGCAGCAGCATCAAAAGCCGTTGCACGCGTGTAAAGGCCTCCGATCTGGGGAGCTGTCCCCGAACCGGTATAACAGTAACCGTCAAGAGCTACCTGGCAGTCATCATTTAAGAGCCGCCCGATTTCATTCTCCAAAACGGAAATATGCTTCAGGGCTTCCTTGTGAACTGGAACTTTTGCAGAAATATTATCAACTGTTTCCGAGTAACCCGTCCAGGCATAGACTTGTTCTGCGGCAGCACTTCCATCGGAACGCGCAGCAGCGTTGTTTGTACGGGTTGTCATATCAGTCCAGTAGATCACGCCATGATCGTCCGGCGTCAATGCGAAAGGCTGCAAAGATGGAGCGATGCGGTTGGCCTGGCTCTGAATCTCGGCAAGTCCGGGGATCATCATACCTACGGGGTCGCTCGTGATCGAGCTTAGTCCGATGGTGGTTTTCAGGACGTTGTCACCCCTGTTAATGATAAATTTGTGAGTGCCTCCGTTTTCAGAAATATTTTTCTGAATAGTCGGGAAATGCTTTACCAGGATTTCCTTTAACCCTTCGGCTTTCTTGGTGGCCTGAGATTGCATTTCTGTAATCTTCGTCCCCTGAGCTGTTAGCGTTGTGATAACGTCCTTGACGGTCATATCATCAACTTTCAGCTCTTCGAGCTTTGCCTGTAACTCTTCGGCCTTTATCAGACCTTTCGTCAACTCCTCGGCTGCGGCCTTTGCCGCCTCTTTTGCCTTCTGGTCAACTTTTTCGAGTAAGGCGTTTAATTCTTTTTCTTCCATTTTGTTATTTTTAAAATGATTTAATCCGTTTAATTATCTCATCAGAAGTCATTTCAAGAGTGGATTTCTCCGGCTCTTCTGGAGTGGCTTGCGCCGGCTCCGACTTCACATTGTTATCTTCCGTTGGTGTTACCCAATTTGCCCCGCGCTTCACCGCCGAACCTTCGATTACTTTCGCCTCTGTAACGGCAAAGAAATAACCAAGTTCCTCGGCGCGTTCCTTATTAGCGATCTGATCGATATATTTCTCCCACACCTTGTAAGCGTTAGGGTATTCTGTTTTGTCATTTACAGCCAGATCGATCTTGACATATTGCATTCCGACGCTGTGGTTCTTTACCCGGCCTTTTTTGTACTGATCGAACATAAAAGGATTATTGCCGTCCTTCGAAATGGTAGAATCAAATACTAAGGCCTGCGTTTCGCCCTCCCATTTCTGCCCCAGTTCCTTCCATGTATAGGTCTTCGTATAGGCTGTCAAATCCTTGCCTTCCGCAATAGTTGAGGCGAACTCGTGCCGGTGTTCCTGATCGTGCCAGATGTCTTTATTTTCCTTCAATGACTTGTTCCACAAGCCAGGGATATGAACGTCGTCGTAAGTATCCATCAGGTTTGTGGTGTTTATGATTGCCCTAACCGTGATCTCGTCCACGTCCTCATTGACCGGCTTGTTTGCCTTTTCCGTCATTCCGTCCTTATCCACCGGGAAAAAACCAAAATTAAACGCATCGGCCTTTTTCATATTGGCCTTCTTATCCGCGATGATCCTGGATTCGTTTTTAATCAGGAAGTCGAATAAATCCTTTTTACTTTGAAATTTCGGTATTTCCATCGTCTTTAAGTATTACCTGTTTATCCTGTAAGGCTTTTTTCTTAGCCTCGTGCTTGCGTTTAATGTCCGCTATCAACTCTTTTCCTATTGTCATGATCTTATTTTTTACCAATTACCAACCCAAAACGTCTTAATTCCTCACGATATTCGTCCAAGTTGATAGCTCCGTCCGCTAAGGCATTACGCAAAGCTGTCGTTATCCTGTTAAGCGCTTCGCCTTTTTCCTTCAGATTTTCCTGGAAAACGTTCAAATGGGTGTAACTCCCCACTATCTCCCAGCTCTCCCCTTCGGTTTCAAATTGCGAATTAAGAGCGCCCAACCACTCCTCAGCTTCAGGTATGATCGTATTTTCGTACAACCGCCGTTCTGCCCATTTTTGATTTTCAAATGTCGAACCTGTCGAGCTTCCAAACAATTCCGCAGGCGTGCCGGCAGCATCGCATAATTTGAACATATCTTCTTTTACTTCCTCGTATAATCCCAGGTTCGCAGGATTATCCACCGACATCTTTTTAAAGTCAAGCGGCAGGTTTGTAGCTATAACAGGGAAGCGGTCATCAAACCGCCTCATTTCTGCTATGCGTTTCTGAACATCTTCGGCTTGTTCCTGCGATATTTGCACCATACCAGCCACATCATTGCCGGCTGCGTTGGTCAGGATACCTTGTACGCCGATGTTTTTAATTATAAAACCCCTCGAATAATAGCCTTCTCGTATGATATTAACCGGCACGCGCTGATAGGCGAGCCATGATTGCCCGTCAACCCAATTAGCTTTTGACATATGCACCCTATTGTCATTCAGGTGTATAATGTTCTCTTTTTGTATCGGAAATTTTTCACCACCCCAATCAAATAAATATTCGATGTTCGGGTCTGTCTGCAAATAAAACGGTCGCTTGTCCGGTGTTTTAGTGGTCATCAGGTTGGCAGGCAGGGTAAACATAGCCGTTGCGCGGCGCGAAGGCATCCCAAAAGGATAGTTAAGATAAATATATTCATTGCCCCAAATTTCGCGGAACATTTTTGTCTGCATCATAAA